CCGCCCAACGCTGCGTCGATCGCCCGGACGGCGTTGTCGAACACGGTTGCGTCGCCCGAGTCATTGAACAGCGCGTCGTGCGCCAGCTTCAACGCCTCGCGCAACTGCGTGTAGGTCGGCAGGCCGACGTTTTCAAGCCGAGTGTCTGCCGCTACGATTGCGATGGATTCTTTCGTAATTTTCATTTCGGTTCCTTTCTAATGGTCAGAAGCATTTCCAGCAATGCCAACGCGCGATCGGTGCATTCTGTTTTCGTCTCGCCGCTGATCGATTCGTTAATAACGGTGATGCCAATGTCGGGGTGATCGAACGAACGGGGCGCCGCAACTTCGCGCCCGTCCGACGTTACCAGCCGCCAAGGGTTGCGGCTGTACGAACGTTTTTCGATCTTCATTTTTCCCACACTTCATAGCAGCCTGCGCTGACCGGCACGACGTAGAAAAAACGACCGTTTGCGGTGAGGTTTGCGATACGAACGAAAAGATTTGCGTCCGATGCGGTGTTGTAGGTTGCGTATTTCATGGTCATCTCCCGTTTGCGCTTCGCACCGTGCGTCGCGTCCATGTGTTGAACTATACGCCCATTATTCGTATTGGTCAACAATAAAAAGCGGTTATTTGGCGGGTTCGTACGATGGACAGTTCTCGCCGTAGTCGGGCCAGATGCTTACGCGATGCCAGTACGGCCGGGCGATGCATGATGGGATCGGTGGCGGGACGAAGTCGACCTTGCATGTACCGTGGCAGGTGCGCTTGATGCGGCCGGTCGGCGTGCGAGGGAACTCGGCGTATTTACAGGTTTTGCAGGATTGGCTCATTTGCGGCAGACCTCATCGGCCATCCGTGCCGCAATGGTGGCAACGGCAATCGCTGCTATCCTCATTGCGTCCAGGTCGCGCTGGTTATATTTGGTGAATACGTGGCGTTTCAGATTGTCGAGCCCTTCCAGCAAGACCGCGTACCCCTCGTGAGGGCTGGCGAGCGGTGGAAGGGCTCGCCCCACGCGTTCGACTTCTTCCTTGATCAGTTCGACGGCAGGTTTGTTGTTGTCGATTCCGAAAATTTCAAATGCGGTTCCGTACATGGCGATTCCTTTTAGATCGGTGTGACGATCAGTCGTTTGTTGGTGAGGACTTCTTCTACTTTTGACAACAGGTATTTGTGGCCGTTGTGGTTCAGGTACATGACGCCGGTTTCCCGGTCGCACTCGACCACGTTGTAAAGCTCCAGGTGGGCGAAGTTGAATTCCGGCGTTCCGTACTTCGTGATGCGCACGAGGTCCAACTTGTTGAGTGCTTTGGGTGATGGAACCTGATCATGGAAAGTCTCAACGATGGATTGAAGTTGGACGTACACGTGATCACCGCCGTACTGCAGCGCTTCGCAAAATTTCTGGACAAGCGGTCGGTGTTCATCACGCACGAGGAAAGTTCGTTCGTGGAAGTTGTTCACCATCGCGTTGATGAACTTGCGGCGACCGACCTGGACTTCCTGCCGGCGTGCTTCTTGATCTTCCATCAGGCAGGCAATGCAACTGCCGTTGCTGACGTAGCGGTCGGAGTTGTGGCCACGTCGACATGGCTTTCCGGTGTTGAAGACCTTCAAACCGGCAGCGGCGGCATCTGTGCGATTTTGCATTTTTGGGATTTCCTGCTGTTTGTGTGTATTGTACTGTGATTACATCTTAATTTTCTAAGTCTCTCACATTACAATACACACAATCAAGGGTTTTAGAGAAAACACCAAAACTAAAATCCAATCACAATACACACAAACAGGCGTTTCTGGCGTTTGGTGTAAAATTGACGGACCACAACTGACGAACGCGTGACGATATGAGCAATGACGAACCAACACTGAACGATTGGCTGTTCATCGGTGAGTACGTAAAAGATTGGAAACCATCGGCGGCGATGCGGCGGGCTGGGTTCTATCATGGTGACTTCGCGGGACAGGAAGCGTACCGCCGTCTAAAGAAGCCAGCCGTGAAACGAGAGATCGAAAAAATCAGGGAAGCGGCGAAGCAAAAAGTACAATTATCAAATTCAATCATAGTAGACGACATCCTCAACGTACTGACGGCGGACCCCCGCGACCTCATCGAGATCGTGACCGAATCGTGCCGTTACTGCCATGGTGAAGGCCATCGCTACCAGTTCACGCAGAATGAATGGACTCGATTGCAAACCGCTCATCGATGGGAGAACAAACCGGAACCGGACATCCTGGGCGGCCTGGGCTTCAATCCCAACCGCGATCCACATCCAGGTTGCCCCGAGTGCTTCGGCAACGGCGTGGTCGTCGAGAAGTTGAAGGACGTCCGCGACCTGTCCCCAGCCGCCGCTGCTCTATATATAGGCGCCGAGCGCACGAAGCACGGCATCAAGATCAACATGCGCAGCAAGGACGCCGCGCGGGAAGCTGCCGCCCGCATCCTGGGCATGAACAAGGAAACGCACATCCTGAAGGACGGCGGGAAGTCGCTCGCCGATATGACGGACGAACAGTTGGAAGCATTGGCGAGGGGTGAGGGGCAATGAGCGATATGGCGACGAAGTACCCGAAGTATTACAAGCGCGTGCCCGATGGCGTGACGTCGTTGGATGTCTATGCCGTTTGTCAGATGTTTGATGTATCTGACGCGGCGTTGTCGCACGCGCTGAAAAAGATAATGTTGCCCGGCACGCGTACAGGTGGGAAAAGCCGGCACGACGACATCAAGGAAGCGCGCGACACGCTAAATCGATGGCTGGAACTCAACAAATGACACAAGCCGGCATCTTCCAACGACAGGCCGCCGCCGAACTGTTGCGCAGGCGCCGCGCCCGTGTCGACCCGATCCATTACGCCGAATACATCGATGTACCAGGGCGCCCTGTCGAAGAGGAGGCGGAGGAAGGCGAGGTCGTCATTGACGCGCCCGAAACGCTGCTCGCGGCGCATCACAAAATGATTTTGCGCGAGGTCGAAGAGTGCTTCCTGAAGGACACGGGGCGCTTGATGATCTTCATGCCCCCCGGATCGGCGAAGTCGACGTATGGGTCGGTCGTCGCGCCGTCGTACCTCATGGGCAAGTACCCCCGCACGAGGATTGGTTTGTTCAGTTACGCCGACCCGCTTGCAGTCAAGATGGCTCGACGCACACGCAGCATCGTTATGCAGAAGCGTTATCAGAAGACTTTCGCGTTCAAAGTCGACGGGGTAGAGCAAGACTGCGCGCTTTCCACCGAGACGACCGCCGTTCAGAACTTCAAACTGACGAACGGTTCGGAGTACATGGCAACCGGCATCCTGGGCGGCGCGACGGGTAACCGTATGGAGATGATTTGCATTGACGACCCGGTCAAGGGCCGCGAGCAAGCCGACTCCGAAACGATCCGCGATAAGACGTGGGACAGCTATCAAGAGAACCTGTTGACACGTCTCGTTCCGGGCGGATCGTTAACGATAATACAGACCAGATGGCACGAAGACGACCTTTCGGGCCGCATCCTGCCGGAAGACTGGAACGGCGAGTCAGGGGACATCATGTGCCGCGACGGCAATGTGTGGCGCGTGTTGTGCCTCCAGGCTGAATGCGATACCGATAGTGATCCCCTGGGCCGCGCGCCGGGTGAGATGCTTTGGAAGGAGTGGTTCACCGAAAAGCACTGGGCGCAGTTCCGGGGCGAGGCGCGCACCTGGGGCGCACTCTTCCAGCAGATACCGAAGCCGAAAGACGGCCTGATGTTCAAGCCGGACAAGATCGAGATTGTCGACACGTTGCCGGCCGGGCGCATCACCTGGGTGCGAGGCTGGGACTTGGCTGCGACGGAAGGCGGCGGCGCGTACACGGTGGGCGGCCTGCTCGGCATCCATCAACCGACGCAACGCCCCATCATTGCCGACATTGCGCGGTTCCAGAAGGCGCCGGGCTCGCGGGACGACTCGATACGCAACGTCGCGGTGATGGACGGCCGCACGGTCAAACAGGACATCCCGGACGATCCAGGCGCGGGCGGAACGGCGCAGACGGAATACCTCGTCAAGAAGCTGAAGGGGTGCCCCGTCGTGTTTGGCCCTGAGTCGGGCGACAAGGAAACGCGCGCTATCCCTCTCGCGTCGGAAGTCAACATCGGTAACGTGATGATGCTGCGCGGCGACTGGAACCGGCCGCTGCTGGAAGAGATGCGCGCGTTTCCGAACGGGACGTACAAAGACCAAGTCGACGCCCTGTCGCGGGCCTATTCTCGCCTCGTTCCCCTTCCCGGTAGAATGCAGATCAATAAATCCCTTCTTAACAAAGTCAAGGCGCGATCATGATCATCTACGCATTCACCGAAACGACCGACTACAAGAACTATCCGGCATTCATCAACGTCAGCGAAACGCGCTTCGTGCCGGGGAAGGTGCTCGTCACCGTGCGCAACCGCGAGTTCACGAGCCCCAGCGTCATCGGCCTGGACCGCGAACAACTGCAGGCGCTGGCCGATGCGCTCAACGATTACCTGAAGGGCTGAACGATGAAACTGTCGATTGGTAGTCGCCTGCTCGCCTGGGCGCGCGGGCTGAAAGAGTCGGACGTCGGGCCGGCGCAACCCGCGTTCGTTCCACCTTCGATGCTACCGGGCGTAGTGCCCGATGGCGTCAAGATGGCGATGGACAACGACATGGCCGACGTCTACACGTACGCGTCGCAGATGTACGGCGCGTCCCGCCAGCAGTTCCCCGGCTATCCCGTGCTCGCTCAACTGACGCAGATCGCCGAATATCGCATGCTGTCCGAGAAGACCGCGCAGGCCATGACGCGTAAATGGATCAAGCTGCATTCGAAGGGTGACGCGGACAAGAGCGAACGTATCAGCCAAATCGAAGACGCGCTCACGAAGTTCAAGGTGCGCGAACTGTTCACCGAAGCGGCGATCCATGACGGTTTCTTCGGCCGCGCGCAACTGTTCGTCGACCTGAGCGAGCAGGAAGGGCCGGGCCTGGAGATCGCGCTGTTCGAAGATGCGTCGATCGTGCGGGGCAAGCTGCGCAAGTTCAAGTTGGTTGAAGCGATGTTCACCTATCCGAATTCGTACAGCGCGTCCAACCCGTTGCGCGACGATTATTTCAATCCGTCGTCGTGGTTCGTGATGGGGCAGAAGGTCCACGCGTCGCGCCTGCTGACGTTCGTCGGCCGCCCGCTGCCGGACATCCTGAAACCGGCGTACAACTTCGGCGGCATGAGCATGTCGCAACTGGCGATGCCGTACGTCATGAACTGGCAGAAGACGCGCGACAGCGTCAACCGCCTGATCTCCAACTACTCGACTTCGGGCATCAAAACGAATTTGACTGACGTTCTGGCGGCCGGAAGCGGCGAAGACTTGATGATGCGCGCACAGTTGTACGCGGACATGCGCGACAACCAAGGTCTGATGATCATGGACAACGACACGGAAGACTACTTCCAGTACAACACGCCGTTGTCCACTCTCGACCAACTCCAGGCGCAGGCCCAAGAGCACATGGCATCTGTCGCGTCGATGCCCCTGCCGATTCTGTTGGGCATCACCCCGTCCGGCCTGAACGCTAGCGCCGACGGTGATATCGAGATTTTCTATGACCATGTGCGCGACATGCAAGAGCGCCTGTTCCGCGACAATCTCACGAAGGTGATCAAGTTGATCCAACTGTCCGAGTTCGGCGACGTTGACGAAGACATCGTGTTCGACTTCGTATCCCTGTGGCAGCAGACCGAAGCGGAACTCGCGGCGAACCGCAAGAGCGATGCGGAAGCGGCGGCGATCTATGTCGAGATGGGCGCAATCATGCCCGAAGAGGTCCGTCAACGGCTGGCCGACGACGAGTACAGCGGGTTCAACGGCCTGGACATGGGCGTCAAGATCGAACCGTCCGCTGACGAGGAACCCGACCCGCTGCCCGAGGATGACAAATGACCGAATTGCGCGCACCTGGGAAGGCCGTCACGCTCAAGCCGGTGCGGCCGAATGTCGGCGTCGAGATCGCATATCAGCGGACCTTGACGACGCTAATCGACGATATGAACAAATCGGTTTTGTACTGGGTCAGCGCCGCGTATCGAGCCAACCCTCCCGCGATGGCGATGGACGCGACACCGTCCGAAGAACTGCGGAAGGTCATGCGCAAGTTGGCGCGGCGCTGGGTCAGGGTGTTCGATGAGGCATCGGCGAAGATTGCGGAAGCTTTCGCCACGCAGGCGCAGGCGCAGGTCGAACGCACCATGGCGAAGGTTCTGAAAGACGCGGGGTTCTCCGTACCGTTCAAGCCAACCCCCGTGATGAAAGACGCGTTCGACTCCGTGCTCGTTGAGAACGTTGCGTTGATCAAATCGATCCCGTCGCAGCAGTTCACCGCGATCGAGGGCGCCGTCATGCGTAGCGTGCAGGCCGGGCGCGACCTCAAGACGTTGCGGGAAGAATTGCTCGCCCTGGGCGCGAAGTCCAAGAATCGCGCGGCGTTGATCGCTCGGGACCAGAACAACAAAGCGACGGCTGTCGTCACGAAGGCGCGGCGCTTGTCGCTGGGGCTGACCAAGGCGAAATGGCGTCACAGTCGCGGCGGCGTTCACCCGCGAAAATCTCATGTAGAGGCGGACGGAACGATATATGATGTCAACGTTGGATGCCTGATCGACGGCGAGTACATCATGCCCGGCGAGAAGATCAATTGCCGCTGTACGTCATCGGTCGTCATCCCTGGAATCGACGACTAACCACATGGAGAAGAAAATGGCACTCATGATCATTGGCTATCTGTTGTTCGCTGTCGCCCTGGGCGCGCTCGGCGGCATCGTGTCCGAACATCTCAAGGTTGAGAAATGATGTAGAATTCCGGCGCGGCTAGAGGGATACCTCGAAACGTCGGACTGACCCCCGGCCTGCCGCATTTTTAATGGGTCGCCTCTAGTCAAGGCAAAAATGAAACGATGCTACAAATGCGGGGATACGAAGCCCGCGTCGATGTTCAGCATAGATAAATCCCGTTCCGATGGGCTGCAACCTCGCTGCAAAGCCTGCTACTCCGAGTACAAACGGTCTCGGGGCAAACCTAAAAAGTCACCCCAGACAGAAGAAGAAAAGAAGGCTAAACTTCGTGAATGGCGTGCCAAAAACCGCGAGATTCTGACCAAGCAAGCTGCCGCGTGGCGAGCAAATAATCCTGAAAAAGTCGCGGAATCGATAGCTAAATATTTAAAATCGAACGGCGACCGCGTGAAGTCAATGCGGAAAGCGTGGACCATTGAAAACGAGGGGCGCGTCCGTGAAACCAATCGAGCACATAGGTTGGCGAATTCGGGGCGATACGCCGAACACGTGCAGCGCAGGAACGCAACCAAACGTAAAGCCACGCCGGCTTGGGCCAACGTGGGTGCGATACGAGCCATGTACGATGCTGCGGCTAAAATCACGAGCGCCACGGGGGAACCGCACGAGGTTGATCATATCGTCCCGCTTCGGGGCAAAACCGTGTGTGGCTTACACTGTGAGTTCAACTTGCAAATTTTGCCGGCGTCAAAGAACGCCTCAAAGGGAAATCGGCACTGGCCCGACATGCCTTGACGTTGGACACTGTGATACTCTACGCGTATGGAAAATATCGAAAAACTGGCATTTGATCGCGCAACGATTCGTCGTGTTGATCAGGACGGTCGCCTTCATGTCGAGATGTGTAACATTTCGAAGGCGACCGTCAACCCCTATCGGGGTAGCGAAATTCCAATGGCCGCCGAGTTGGGATTGGACGCAGACACCGTGTATCAAATCCTGCGCGACCCCGAGGAACTGAAGAAATCGGCATCGACGTTTAACAACATCCCGTTACTTGACCGCCACGTGCCGGTGACGGTGGAATCCCCGCAAAAACAATTCGTTGTCGGCAGCACCGGCACGGATGCGCGGTTTGAAGACCCGTTCTTGCGTAATTCCCTGGTCGTGTGGGACGCTACCGCGATCGCGGGGATCAATACTAAGCAACAGCGCGAATTGTCGTGTGCATACCGATATCGCGCCGTTCTGGAATCTGGAACATTCGAGGGTATGAGGTACGATCTTCGAATGGTGGATATCAGGGGCAACCACGTTGCTCTTGTTGAAGTAGGTCGCGCCGGCCCCGATGTCGTGGTCGGTGATTCTAAACTTTCGGAGAAACCGAGAATGAAACGAAAACTGTCGACGAACGCCCGCGTCGCCGTTGCAGCCCTCACGGGTGCGCTGCGGCCGGTGTTGGCTCAAGACGCGCAAATCGGGGACTTGGCCGCCATCGTCGGCAGCGTCAAATCCCTGAAGTCCGCGAAAGTTCAACAATCCATCGTGGCCGCCGTCACCAAGGAATACGGTGACAAGCTGGCCGAAGACGCCACGCTCGATCACGTCGCCCCGCTGCTGCTGCAACTGGCGCAGGACGAGGAAGACGATGCGCCGCCGAAGAAAGACCCGGTCGCCGCTGCCGAGGACGAAGACGACGAGGACGATGACGACGAGAAGAAAAAGCCCGTCGCCATGGATGCTGCGATCAACGCAGCCGTCGTCGATGCCGAGAAACGCACCGTCGCGCGCATGCAGGCGATCCACCAAGCCGAACGCGACGTCGAGCCCTTCGTCGGCCGTCTCGCGATCGCGCAGGACAGCGCCGAAGCCGTGTACAAGGTCGCCCTGGACGCCGCGAAAGTGGACCTGACGGACGTTCACCCGTCCGCCTACAAGGCCATGGTACGCATGCTGCCGAAACCGGGCAGCGAAGCCGCGCCGGTCCAAACCCGTACGAGCATCGCGCAAGACGCCGCCCTGGGCGCCGCGTCCTTCGACGCGCTGTTCCCCGAAGCATCGAAAATGAAAGGTGGTGTGTGATGCCGTTCCAACGTCAAGTCAACATCCAGCCCGCGCCGGGCATCGAAGGCGCCATCGCCAGCGGCAACCCGCCAGCAACGTACGTGACGGGTCCGGGTGGCCTGATCAGCGGCGCGAACGGCGTCATCGTCGGCCGCTTCGGCTACGCGTCGTATCAAGCCGATGGTTCCGAGCGCGTCGACAACTCGTCATACCTCGTCGCCAATGGCGTCGATCGCGTGTCCGCCCTGGGCTTCATCGCCAACATGCAGCAAGCGCTGAACACCGTCTACCTGTCCGAATCGGGCATGTCGATGCTCGCGTGGCAGTCGATGGAAATGTTCACCCGTGGCGATTTCTGGGCCAAGATGCTGTCGACCGCTACCCGTGGTCAAAAGGTCTTCGCGTCCCTGATCGATGGCAGCATGCAGGCCGCCGCACCGGGCGCAACCGTCGCCGCGTTCGTCGGTACGGCATCGTTCGCAACGAACGTCATGACCGTGACCGGCGTAACCTCGGGCACCGTCAAGGTAGGCCAACAGGTGATCGGCGCGGGCATCCCGGCGAACACCTATGTCGCGAGCCCTGGCACCGGGGTAGGCGGCACAGGCACGTACAACCTGACCACGTCGCCGGGCACGATCAGCGCGCAGGCGACCACGACGGCCGAGTACGTCGAGACCAAGTTCCGCATCCTGTCGGCTGCGGCGTCCGGCGAGATCGCCAAAATCGGCTTCGGAGACTAACTCATGAACCACGCAGAACTCAATAAACTGAGCCCGGCGCAACAACTGTCCGTCATCGCACAGGCGGCGCGCACGTACGGCATCCACTTCCACCAAGCCGGCCAAGTGCAGGGCTTCATTCCGTCGCATCTGGCGATGGACGCCGATCTGGCGATGGACGCCCTGCCGCAACTGATCACGACCACGTCGAGCGGCGTCCCGGCGTTCCTGACGAACTACGTCGACCCGAAGCTGATCGAAGTCCTGGTCACGAAGAACAAGGCCGCCGAGATTTTCGGCGAGAACCAGAAAGGCGACTGGACCACGCCGACCGCGTTTTTCCCGGTCGTGGAATCGGCCGGTGAGGTCTCGTCGTACGGCGACTACAGCACGAACGGCGAAGTCACCGCGAACACCAACTGGCCGCAACGCCAGTCGTACCACTACCAGACCGTGACCCAATGGGGTGAGCGCGAACTGGACCAGATGGGCAAGGGTCGCATCGACTGGGCGTCGCGCCTGAACATCGCGTCGGCCATGATCATGGGCAAGTTCCAGAACAAGACCTACTTCTACGGCGTCGCCGGCCTGCAGAATTACGGCCTGCTGAACGACCCGTCCCTGATTACCCCGATCAGCCCCGGCAGCAAGACGGCCGGCGGTTTCACCTGGGTGAACGCCACGGCGGACGAGGTCTATACCGACGTCAAGAACCTCGTCAAGCAACTCGTCGTCCAGTCGAACGGGCTGATCGAGATGGACACGCCGATGAAGATGTGCCTGTCGCCGACCCGCATGACCGAACTGACGAAGACGAATCAGTACAACGTCAACGTGTTCGATCAGGTGAAGAAGAACTTCCCGAACCTGACGTTCCAGTCGGCCCCGGAGTACTCGACCGGCTCGGGCGAACTGGTCCAACTGATCGTCGAGACCCTGGAAGGCCAAGAAACCGGCTACTGCGCGTTCACCGAGAAGATGCGCGCGCACGCTGTCGAGCGCAAGACCTCGTCCTTCCTGCAGAAGAAGTCGGGCGGCACCTGGGGCGCAATCATCCTGCAACCGTTCGCAATCGCCCAAATGCTGGGCGTGTAAGCGACGACCGCCCCGGCTTGCATAGCGGGGCGTTTTCACCCTCCTATAAGGAAAAATCATGGCAACTGTTCTGATTGGCTGCAAACTCCCGCACGGTATCGTCCTGAAGGGCTCGGCCGGCCAAGACATCAAACTGAACGGCGTCAACACTGCGCTGATTGCGACCCGCGAAGGCGGCTTCGGTATCACCCACGTGGAAGAAAACGAAGCAGCATATCTGTTCGCTGTGTACGAAGATTTCGCCCCGGTCAAGTCGCAAGCCATCTTCACGCACGAAACCGCGAAAGTGGCCGACCTGAAAGCCCTCGCCGCTGACCTGTCCAGCGTGCCGACCGGCTTCGAAGGCATCGACCCGACTGCGCCGGCTGCTGGCCTGAAACCGGAAGCGAACGTCGACAAGCAATTGGAAGCGGCCGAGAAAGCCCCGCGCCCGACCAAAGCCCCGGCATCGCCTGCTGACAAGGCCGCCGCAAACGAACTGGCGGGCCAGTAATGAGCACGGGCGCCGTCGTCTTCGATCCGGTCGCATTCAAGGCCAGGTATCCCCAGTTCGCGAACGTCGACGCGACGTTGCTGCAGGCGTTCTTCGACGAAGCGGCGGCGCTCTACCTGAACAACAGCGCCCGGAGCATCGAGCGCGACCTGGGCGAACGCTCGATCCTGCTAAACATGATCGTTGCCCACCTGGGCACGCTGTCGGGCATCCTGACGCCTGCCGGGCAGGGTTCGACCGCAACGCAGGTCGGCCGCGTGTCCAGCGCGTCGGAGGGCAGCACGTCCGCATCGCTCGACATGGGCCAGCAATCCAAAGGCGCGGCGTTCTGGATGCAGACGCAATACGGTGCGGCGTATTGGCAGGCAACGGCCGGATACCGCACCATGCGCTATATTCTCCCCCGTCGTAGGTGCTGACGTGGCGGCCGGCCTGAGCGGAGGCGACAAGCTGCGCGCCAAACTGGCCGAGATCGCGAAACAGATCGAAGGCAAGCACGAACTGCGTGTCGGTTTCCTGGAGGGTGCAACCTACCCCGACGAAGCCGGCACGCCAGTCGCGACCGTCGCATGGTGGCTGAACTACGGCACCAAGACCGCCCCGCCCCGCCCGTTCTTTACGAACATGGTCAAGTCCAAGTCGGACAAATGGGGCGATGAACTGGCAATCATCCTTCAACAAAATGATTTTGACGTCGACGCCTCGTTGCGGATCATGGGCGAGCGGATCAGCGGGCAACTGCGCGACGCCATCATCGAGCTAGACGCCCCGGCGTTGTCCCCCATCACCCTCATGCTGCGCAAGATGCGCCACGACGACCCGCATTTGATCGTCACGGGTTCGACGGTGGGCGAGGCTGCGCGCCGCGTGGCGGCCGGTGAAAGCACGTCCCCGGCGTCGACAAAGGTCGGCGTGTTCACCGGCCACATGCTCAACAGCATTGATTACGAGGTCAAACCGTGAACCTGCACAATCTCGTCCGGGGCGTCGTTGGCGCAGTCAACCCGGATATCCCCGTGACTATCAAACCGAGCGCCGGCAGCGCGGAAGACGACACGGGGCGTGTGATCCCCGCGTATGGCGCTGACGTCCAGACGTACGGCCAGAAACAACCCGTGACGGGCCGCGATATCGCCCGCTTCCAGCAGCAGAATATCCAGGGGGTGACGTGTAAAATGTACCTGAACGGCAACTATGAGGGGCTGTTCCGCGTGCTCGGAAAAGGTGGCGATTTGCTGCTGTTCGGCGGTCAAACGTACCTTGTCGCGAGCGTCATGGAGCGTTGGCCCGATTGGTGCTGCGTCGCCCTTACCATGCAACTCGACTAATAGGATCAAATCATGGCAATCACCCAAGCATTCCCCAACGCTTCGAAGTTGGAAGCCCTGCAAGCCCTGTGCCCATCCGGCAGCACGTACAAGCTCGCCCTGCTCGCATCGACCGCCGCATACGACAAGACCTCGACGACCTTTTCCGGCGCGGGCGAGGTCAGCGGCACCGGCTATACCGCAGGCGGCGCAACGCTGACGGGCTACAACGCAGCAATGAGCGGCGACACTGCGCAACTGACGTTCGATTCGCCGACCTGGGCAAGTTCGACGATCACGGCGGCCGGTGCGGTGATCTATGACGCGGGTAGCGGAAAGATTCGCGGCGTGTTCAGCTTCGGCGGCAACATCACGTCGACGAACGGCACGTTCACCGCGACCATTCCGGCCAACGTAATTTCCATCACCTGATCATGACGCCCGCCGAACTGGCGGTTTTGGCCGCCGAGATCAACACGGACCCGCTCGCGCTCGGCTACGCCGCGCATCTGCCGGGCGACCCGCAACGCGTCGTCGATCTGCTGACGGAGCAAACTTACAGCATGATCAAATCGCGCTACGTGACCGCACGAACGATCATGGCTGAATGCGAAGATGGCGCGGCGATCCTGGACGCGCTGGAATTGCTGTCGAGCGAGATCAGCGCCGTCAAATGGATGATGACTTTTCTTCAGCAGAATTCCGGCATTGACGCGGGTCACCCCAAGACGCAAAAGAACCTAGACGACCTCGCGGCAATCGGCAAACTGAACGGTGCGTATGCCAACGAATTGAAGCAAATCGCGGTACAACCTGCCGCCCGCTTCGAAATGATCGGCATCCCGCAACCAAGCGCGCATGACGTCGTCACCGCAATGGAGATTCAATAATGGCAGGTAATATTCCCTTCGTAGAAGGCGCAATCCAGACTATCACGAGTACCGGCGCGTCGGCGGTGACGGGGTCGGCAGTTCTGGCGGGAACGCTAAACACGTCGAGCGGCGGCCCTTCGGCGACTGCTGGCAAGGTCTCTGCGCTATTCAGCTTGTTGGCCCAATGGGCGACCATCACCGGCATTGCCGCGAACACGACGATCGCCGACTTGTACCTTGTACCCGCAATCGACGGTACGAACTTCCCCGACGTGGACACGACGAGCGGTGCGAGCGTCATCGCATTCGGCTATCGTGTTGGATCGTTCGTTGCATCCAAAGCGCCGACCGCCAACACGAACATGCTGTTCAGCACGGCGAGCGCAGCCCCTGTCGAACTGTTCCCGGCTCTTTACAACGTCTACGTCCTGAACCGCTCGGGTCAGACCATGTCCGCGAACTGGACCCTTAAAGCTCAAGCTGCCGGCGCGCAGTACACGTAATGGCTGCGCTCGTCAGCAAGCGTGTGCGAACCACGCAACCGCAACCTGGGGAAGCTACCTTAATTGATTGGGATAACCCGATTACTAAGGATATGACCGTTTGCTTGATGCATGCCGATCAAGCGTACGGCTTCGCCAGCTACATCGACGGCGCCAACCTCCCGGCCTCTGTGAATGTGGTCCCATTCACGGGGGGCACGCAATCCAACACCCCGCTCGGGACGGGTGGTCGCCCGACCGGCACCGCCGGCATGTATGACTTGACGGCAAAAGGTGCGATTAACTCGCCGAGTTATAGCCTGTTTGCGTTCGGCACCTGCACATCAGCGGGGGCAACCCAGTCCGCGATGGATATGGATAACAGCGCGGGGCGGTATTTTCAGTTTCGCATTGCTGGCGGTAAGGTTGATTTTATTCCGTTCAACAATAGCGCGTCCCCGACTGGTCAAGCGACATCTCCGGTAGCCCTATCACTGTCGGAGATGTCGCGCGGTTTCACGATGGGGGCCACGGCCAGCCCAACGCGCACGGCGTGTTTCCAAAACGGCGTGGCGACAGTTGGCCCTACGCCATCGAACATGTTGACCCCAACGACGACACTCCCAATTCGTGTTGGCGTTCGTCAGACGGGCACGCAGGCTTGGAGTACGGGCGCGCTGATGCTCGTCGTTGTATGGGTGCGCGCGCTGGCCGATTCGGAAATGCAGTCGCTCGCGGACAACCCGTGGCAACTGTTCAAACCGAAACATCGTCGGCTGTACATGGTCACGGCTGCGGCATCTAGCGACGGTTCGACGACCCTGTCAGGTGTTTCCGCAGCGTCCAGCGTCGGCACCGTGGCTGCGGCCGGTAACGCTGACGGACGCGTTACCGGCGTCCAGGCATCGAGTGCTGTCGCGAGCATCACGGCAACGGGCGGCGCAGGCGCGACACTGTCGGGCGTATCCGCCGCACCCACCGTCGCCAGCGTGAGCGCAACAGGTGGCGCGTCGACGACCTTGACGGGCGATCAGGCGTCAGCAGGCGTCAGCACCGTGGCGACCACTGGCGACGCTAATACGGCGCTTACAGGCGTTTCCGCAGCACCGGGGGTGGGAACCATCACCGCATCGGTTGGCGGCAGCGCCATGGTTCCGTTAAGCGGCGTCGCGGCATCGTCCGCAGTCGCCAGCGTGACCGCGTCGGGCGCCGCATCCGTTACGCTCGGGGCAGTCGCCAGCAACGGCAAGTCGAACGACATGGTCGTCACGGGTGGTGCGACCGTCGCGCCGGCCTACGTAAGTGCTGCTGCTGCAGTTGGCACGATCACCGCATCCGGTACGACGGGTAGCGCAACGGCGAACCTGCAGGGCGTCGCGGCGTCGGCAGCAGTCGGCACGATCGCCGCCGCCGGAACGCGAACCGCCATCGAAGTGGACGTCACCGAGGACATGGTCTGTCGAGCGGTGCGAGCGTACATCAAGAGCATTGCGGGCGGTATGTCCGTTCAACGCACCCCCGTGAACCGCGCGTCGATGCCGAAAGGTGCCTACGTGTCGTTCACGCCTGGATTGCGCCGACCGCTGTCGACGAATCGTGAGGTCCGCGACGACAACTCGCGCACCGTGTCGCGGCCCGAGCAAATGTCGTTTCAAATCGACTGCTACGGCCAGGGGTCGTCCGAACTGGCGGAAATGCTCAACGTCCTGTACCGCGACGTGTACGCCTGCGACCTGTTCGACAGCTTCGGCTTTTCAGACGCACCGTTGTACGCTGGGGATATCCAGCAAGCCCCGTACGTGAATGGCGAAGATCAGTACGAAAACCGATACACGTTCGAAATCGAATTACAGATAAACTCCCGCGTAACCGTGCCGCTTCAATCCTGTAATATCCTGGGTATCGATCTGGTATCGGTTGATGCAACCTTCCCACCAACAGAGGAATAAACCATGTCCATTCCGGCAAAAAAGCTTGTCAACGTTATCCCCGGCGTCATCGGGGCGGGTGGTGCGGCACTGGCCCTTTCGGGGCTGATCCTGACCACGAACACCGCCGTCCCGATCGGCGCGGTACAGCAGTTCTCCACCGCTGACGCAGTATCCGCGTTCTTCGGCTCGTCCAGCACCGAAGCGGCACTCGCGGCCGTCTACTTCGCAGGCTTCGACAACTCGACCGCCAAACCGGCAAATCTGCTGTTCTGGCAGTATCCGACCGCTTCCGTATCCGCGTACCTGCGTAGCGGTTCGCTCGCTTCGATGACCCTGACCCAACTGCAGGCCATCACCGCCGGCACTATGAGCGTGACCGTTGACGGAACCGTCAAGACTTCGTCGTCCATCAACCTCGCAACCGCGACCAGCTTCAGTGACGCGGCGTCGAAGATCACGGCAGCATTCACGGGTGGCCCGACCGTCACGTATGACGCGCAGCGTGCGGCGTTCGTCGCAACGTCCGGCACGACCGGCGCAACGTCGACGATCACGTTCGCAACCGGCGCGATCGCAACTGCGCTGAAACTGACGCAGGCAACGGGCGCTGTCACTTCGCAAGGCGCCGCCGCCAGCACGCCAGCCGCAGCAATGACGGCGATCGTCGGCAAGGCGCTGAACTGGGCGGGCTTCATGACCACGTTCGAACCCGTGATCGCCGACAAAATCGCCTTCGCAACCTGGGCGTCCCAACAGGGCGACCGCTTCGCATACGCATGCTGGGATACCGACGTCAACGCAACCGTGCAAGGCGATACGACCTCGTTCGGCGCGCAGGTGAACGCACTGGGCCTGTCGGGCTCGATCCCGCTCACCGCCGATACCAACGTCGCCGCAAGCCTGGGCGTCACGCTGCAGTCGATCGCGCAACCGCTCGCCGCGTTCATGCTCGGCTATCTGGCATCGATCGACTTCACGCGCACGAACGGCCGCGTCACCGCCGCATACCGCAGTCAGGGCGCCATCGTGCCGGGCGTGACCGACGCCACGGTCGGCGATACGCTGATCGCGAACGGCTACAACTTCTACGGCAATTACGCCACGTCGCAACAGTCGTTCACCTTCCTGCAGCCGGGCCAAATCTCGGGCCGCTTCGACTGGATCGACAGCTTCGCTAATGAAGTGTGGCTCAACGCCAATTTCCAGCAAACGCTCATGACGTTCATGGCCGCGTCGGGTTCGATCCCGTACAATGCTGTCGGCTACTCGGCAATCGAAACGGTGTTGCAAGACCCGATCAACCAAGCGATCAACTTCGGCGCGATCCGTGCCGGCGTGACGCTGTCGGGCTCGCAGATCGTGTCGGTCAACGCGACTGCCGGCAAGAGCATCGATACGGTGCTGTCGACGCGCGGTTGGTATCTGAACATCAAAGACCCCGGCGCGGCGGTGCGCGCGGCCCGTGGCACGCCGCAAATGACGTTCTTTTACTGCGACGGCGGGTCGGTCCAACAAATGACGCTCGCGTCCCTGATGGTTCAATAAGGAGAAATACTCATGGCAACCCTGACCACTGCAAACAGCGCCGTATCGGTCGTCGTGCGCGGCCTGTTCCCGGTCCCGCAACACCTGCAGGGCTACGCAACCGACGACAGCTTCGCAACCGAAGACGTCAACCCCATGGAGGTCCAAATGGGCGTCGACGGTCAACTGTCGGGCGGTTTCGTTCCGTACGCGACCCCGATCACGTTCACGCTGCAGGCCGACAGCCCGAGCATCGCCATGTTCGACACCGTGTTGGAAGCGCAGAAGGCGAGCAAGGAGGGTTTCATCTTCGACGCGACGATCCTGATCCAGGGTACCGGCGACAAGTACGCCTGCACGAAAGGCTTCCTCACGACCGCGACGCCGATGTCGACTGCGAAGAAGACGCTGCAGCCGCGTAAATTCACGCTGACGTTCCAGGACGTTACGAAAGCTCCGGTGTAACCATGGCGCGCAAAGAGATTATCTGGACGGCAACGGTCGGTCGCGACAGCGGCAAGAAGTTCCAAATCACGGAGATGTCCGCGCGCGCCGGCCACGCCTGGGCAACCCGGCTGTTGCTGGCCCTCATGTCGTCTGGCGTGGAGATCGACGAGGACATCGCCGAACGTGGTCTCGCAGGGCTGGCAACGGTCGCCCTGACGGCTGTCGGCAAGGTCCAATCGGCGGTCGCGCTGCCGCTGCTCGACGAACTGCTCGGGTGCGTGATGTCCGTCCAGGAAAAGGGCGTGCGCAAATGGATCGACGATGACTTCGAAGAGGTCGCCACGATCTTCCAGTTGCAAAAGGCCGTCTTCGATCTGCATGTCGAGCCTTTTACTTCAGGCGGCCTGTTGACTTCGGCGTCCACGAAGGAACCAGCAACCGCCGACTGATCAACTACGAAAATGTGCCGGCGACAATCGGCACGGTCGTCTCAAGAGGTCTTGCGACTCTACACGAATTGGACACCGTGTACGGGACGCAAGACCTTTACGACATGTTGGAAATATTAGCAATCGACACTCACAATCAAAACATAATGCGAAAGATGAAAGATTAATGCGGTTATTGCTTGGATAGGGGGCGCCCGATAAGATGGTTTGACCGCCATTTTCCAAGCATTTTATGGTCACCTTTAGTCAAGGTAAAAATGAAAGCGTGCAATAGGTGCAAGATAACAAAACCAAACGGCGCATTTAATAAATGCAAATCTAAACCGGACGGACTGCAACCCCGATGTCGCGATTGCGACCGTCAATATACAGCCAAAAACAAAGATAAAAATAATGCCCGGTCCAAGCAATGGGCGATAGACAATAAAGAGCGAAAGCGAGAAAAGAATCAATTGTGGTTGGCGAATAACAAAGACAAGCGCGCAACCATAGATAGACGTCACCGAGATAAAAATAAACAAAAACGAAACGATAGCGCTAATTGCTGGAAAAGACTAAACCGAGAAAGATGCAAAGAAATTGCGCGAGCATGGCAGATAGCAAATGCAGATCGAGCAAATTTTTCCGCCGCTAAGCGCAGATCAACAAAACTTAAAGCAACACCCGCGTGGCGAAATGAAAACGCAATAAAAGAATTATATAAAGAAGCGTTGAGGTTGACTCGCGATACTGGAATTAAGCATCATGTGGACCATATCGTGCCGTTATCGTCCGAAATTGTTTGCGGTCTGCATGTTGAATTTAATTTGCAAATACTAACTGCTATCGAAAACCAATCTAAAGGCAATAGAATATGGCCCGATATGCCAAATTAAAGGGATCAAAATGAGCACAACAGTTATCGACGCATTCGTGACGACGCTCGGCCTGGACGGAACGCTGTTCCGAAAGGGCATGAAGGACGCGGAGAACGCACAAGACAAGCTCGACAAGAACACGAAGCGCATCAACCGTGATCGCGAGAAGTCCGAGCAGGAAGCCGCAAAGGCGCGCGAGAAGCGCCAAAAGCAAATCGACGAGCAGGGCAAACGTAGCGTCGAGGGCTACAAGAAGGTCCGCAACGAACTCCTTGCGATCGGCGCTATTTTTACGGCCGGCGTCGGCATTAAAGACTTCCTGACGAACACGATCAACACCGCAGCGAACCTGGGCTACCTGTCGCAAAACCTGCGCATGTCGACCGAGGACTTGACGTCGTGGCAGCGCGCCAGTGAGCGTGCAGGCGGCAGCGCGGAAGGCATCATCGGCCAGTTGAAGGAGTCGGCCGAGACGCTCGCGGCGTTCAAGTCAGGCATGGGTCCGAACGAAGGTTTGCAATCGTTCTTCCGGTGGGGCGGAAAACCCGAAGACCTGAAGGACGGCAATACGTACCTGCTCGCGCGCTCGCGCATCATCTCGGAAATGTTCAAGCGCGACCCGGCGCAAGCATCCGTGATCGCGAAACAGATGGGCGTCGCAGAAGATCAATTCAACTTCCTGAAGCAAGGTCCGGATGCGGTGATGGACCTCGTGCGCGCGCAGGAAAAGAACGCAGCCATCACCGCGAAGGACGCCGCCGAAGCGCTCAAACTAAAGAACCGATTGCTTGACCTGCGCGACAGCTTGACGTCCACGGGGACGCGCATCGCCGTCCAATTGATCCCGCTGATCGACATGATGGTCGAAAGGCTGACCAAATTGTCGCAATGGGCGATCGACCACAAGGACGATATTGCGCGCTGGGTCGACAACATGACCGTGTGGATCAAGGACTTCGTCAAGACGGCCGACAGCGCAGCGGAAGCGGTCGGGGGCTGGAAAAACGTCTTAATCGGTCTCGCAGCGTTCAAGGCTTTGTCGATGGCCGCCAGCTTCGTGACGCTCGCCGGGTCACTCGTGCAACTTGCCGGTGGCCTGTCCGCCGTTGCTGCGGGCGGGGGCGCGTTGAGCGTGCTCGCGGGGCTTGCCGCTGCCGGCCTGGGCGGCGCGCTAGGTTACGGCGTCGGGACGGTCATCAGTAAAAACCTAAGCGACGAGACCAACAACAGCATCGGGCGCGGCATCGCGAAGGTTCTCGCGAAACTGGGCGTAAAGAGCGCACAAGAAGCGCTCGACAACGAAGCGGCCGCCAGCGTGGCGCAACGATCAGCGTCGGGAAAGATCAAACCCGTGCCGAAGAAGGCATCCGACCCGAAGCCCGTCGTCGATAAGTTGGTGGGCATGGGATGGACGTCCGAGCAGGCCGCAGGGATCGCCGCAAGCTTCATGCAAGAAAGCAACCTCGACCCGTCCGCGCGCAACTCTGCATCGGGGGCGTACGGCATCGGGCAATGGCTCGGCTCGCGCGTGGCCGACTTTAAAGAGTTCACCGGGCGCGACCTCGTCGGATCGTCGTTGGAGGACCAACTGCGGTTCTTCCAGCACGAGGTTACCAACGGCAAGGAGAAACGTGCGGGGAACATGCTGCGGGCCGCCAAAACGGCCGAGGACGCCGCGCGCATCCATTCCGAGGCATACGAGCGTCCAGGCGCGGAAGAAGCCAACATCGACCGTCGTAAGCGCCTTGCCGCGCAACTGGCGGCCGGTGGGCGCGCAGCCAACGCCGCGACGGCGGGGTCGATCCCTGCAGGTGCGGCCGCCAGCGTGCCGAACAGCGTGACATCGACCAGCACGTCGAAAAGCGAAGTCACCATCGGCAACATCAACATCCAGACGCAAGCCACGGACGCGCAGGGCGTCGCGACCGCGATCCGGCCCGCCGTGGAGAAATACACGTTCGCGTCGCAGGCAAACACTGGGGTCCGGTAAATGGCAATCGACATCATCCCAAAATCACTTTATCCCGTTGTACCCCAGGCGCTCGGCGTGCCGGCGTTGCTGCGCGGCGGGGCGCAAATCCTGGACACGATCACGCTCGGCCAATTCGGCATCAGTGACGCCTTGCCCAGCGTGATCGGCGTGGACGTGACGAAATGGGGCGTGTTCGACTCGGGCGGGAACTCGATCGGCGATTACGACTCCATGTTCGCGGTGAACTACCGCAACGAGTCGCGTATCTCGGATTACCCCGTTGAGGGCGGGTCGTTCGCGGCATACAACAAGGTCGACAATCCGTTCGACGTGATGGTGACGCTCAATTGCGGCGGCGACGAGGCACGGCGCGCGAACTTCCTCGCGGCAGTAGAAGCGGCGCGGGGGTCGCTCGACCTGTACACCGTGATCACGCCCGAATACACGTTCAAGAACGTCAATTTCGTCGGCGTCGATTATTCGCGCAGCGTGCGCGACGGCGCGTACATGTTGAGCGTCCAGATGTACGGGCGCGAGGTTCGCGAAATCTCGGCGTCGTATTCATCACCGAAAGATTCGGAGGTTTCCGACATGCTGAACCAAGGCATGATCCAGACCGTCGACGATCCGAGCATCGATACATCGGGGGTTGCATGACGATTCGCATTCCAACCGTTGCCACGGCAAACCAGACCCTTACGGTCACGCTCGGCGGGCAACTGTGCAAGATCACCATCATTCAGCGTAACGGGCTCGTTTATTTGTCCCTCGCGGCGAACAATGTTTCGGTGATTGAAACGAGGATGTGCCGCGATCGTACAAAACTTGTGCGGGGCGCTCACCTGGGATTTACTGGCGATCTTGCGTTTATCGACACGAGGGGTGCGACCGACCCCGATTACAGCGGATTCGGTACTCGATATCAACTGGTCTATCTGCCATGACGACACGCAAATCTATCGAACTGACGATCACGCTCGGCACGGGGGTGTTCGGCGAGGACGTTGGCGACACGGTCACGCTGTCGGGCTTTCGCGTGACCGTCGATGTCTCGCAACCTGGGGGCGACTCGATGGGCATGTGTCAGGTCCGCGTGTACGGCCTGCGCGCTGACATGATGAACCGGCTAACGACGATCGGCCCCGTCAATACCGCGATCAAGGCGAAGAACTCGATTCTGATCGCGGCGGGCGACGAGGGCGGCGCAATGAACGTCGTGTTCAGCGGGACCATATTCGACGCCTGGGCGGACTACAACAACGCGCCCGACGTGCCCTTCAACATCCTTGGGTATGCGGGTCTGGACTCGGCAGTCAAGCCCGTCAACGCGACCAGCTACAAAGGTTCCGTCGACGTCGCAACCATCCTGCAAGAAATCGCAACCGGCGACATGGGTTTGACGTTCGAAAACAACGGCGTCAGCGTCCAACTCACCAACCCCTATTTTTCGGGCTCGTCGCTCGACAAGGTGCGCGCCATAACGGCAGCGGCCGGCATCAACTGGGCGATCGACCGGGGCGTGCTGGCGATCTGGCCGGACGAAACCGCGCGACAGGGCGACACCCCCAACATCTCCCCGGAAACCGGCATGGTGGGCTATCCCGCACTGTCGAGTAAAGGCATGACTGTTAGAATGCTTTTCAATCCGCGCGTGACGATCGGGCGCGACGTCCAGGTGCAAAGCGCAATCCCGATGGCGTGCGGAAAATGGCGGGTCTTCAGCGTGGCACACAACCTTTCTTGCGTTGCCCCCGATGGCCCATGGTTCACTATCGCGGACGTCTACAATGCCTGACATCGACGGTTATTACGGTACGCAGAAGCCTACAGCGGGATCAAGCGAATACAACGCGATGATGTTCGTTGTGCGGTCCCTTATGGAGCAGAACAACCACGTCGCATTGGTCAAGGTGGTCAACGTCGACGCGCCGGGCGGGCTCGCGCTGGCGGGCACGGTGGATGTGCAACCGCTCGTCAACCAGATCGACGGGCAGGGGCGGCCGGTTCCGCACGCCGTCGTAAACGGTATCCCATATCATCGGCTGCAGGGCGGCAAGAACGGCGTGATCATCGACCCGCAAGTCAACGATATCGGCCTGTGCGTGTTCGCGGATCGCGACACGTCGTCGGCCATGGTGAACAAGGATCAAGCCAACCCCGGCAGCTTGCGGCGCAACAGCATGTCGGATGGCTTCTACTTCGGCGGCGTGTTGAACGCGATCCCCGAACAGTACGTCATGTTCCTTGAAACCGGCATCACGATCGTATCGCCGCACAAGATCACCATGCAAGCGCCTGAGATCGACCTTGTCGCCCCCGTGATCAGCATGCAGGCCGACACGTCGATTACGGCCACGACGCCGATATTCACCATTAACGGCGATCT